TCAGGCGGCATCGGAGTCGATAGCTCCCCTGACCATAGCAGCAACCATGGGGCGCTTCGCCTTGTCTATGCTTCGGTAGAGACGAAGCCAGCCGAGTTCCTCGGGATGCTGGACGAACTCACCCGGTTCGCCGCGCGCCGGGCGATGCTCCAGGAGTTCAGGCGTAATCCCGAGAGGTTCGAGAAAATAAAATGGAGACACATCAAGCACCTTTGCGAGCTTGATGACCGATAGAATGTCTGGGGAGGTGCCCTTGCGGCGTGGATTGCGGGTGCTGTCTTCCTTCACGCCCGCTAGCTCGGTCGCCTTGCGGTTACTGAAATCGGCGCGCTTAAGGCTTTCCTCATAACGGCGAAGAAATTCAGGGATGTCCATGCGGTGAAAGTGCCGCATCAGGCTTGGCATCGCACGCGGTAAGAGGGCCGGATTTTCGCTTGCACTGTGCGGTATAAATACCGTATTCTTGGCGTATGAGCCTTTCTGAAACACTCTTGAGCCTGACGGATGCCTACTGCGCAGCGCGCGGAGTGGCGGTCCCTACCGTCTCCGGAATCATATTTAAAAACAGCCGCACACTGTCGCGGGTGCGTTCGGGGGGAAACCTGACACTGAGGAATTATGAACGCGCTCTCGACTGGTTTCAGCACAATTGGCCACCAGGTCATGATTTTCCCACTTTAGATGTGGCCTCCACCGCGAAGGAGGAGGCGTGATGAGCCCCTTCACCCTCGGCTTCTTCATGGGGCTCGGCGTTCAGGCCCTTATCTGCGGCATCGGGATGATTGTCGCCGATCGACTCCAGACCCGCGAGTTCGAGGCCGCGCTCCGGCGTCTCGGAACGGAGGACGTGCGATGACGCGCTCATACGCCCTCTGGGACGCGCAGGCGGATGCGCGGCTCCTCGCTCTCGTCGAGAGCGGCAAGACCCTCCATGCGGCCGCTACCGAAATGGCGCGCTCGAAAGAGAGCGTGGCAAGCAGGTGGGCCAAGATCAGGGCGCGGACGGCGAGTGCCCCCGTGCAGCCTGACGCTCCCCCCGAGCCGGTCCGGATTCCGTATATCTCCGACGTGCAGGCGATCGACCGGCTGCTGGCGGATCCGCCGGCGTTGCGCCAGGTGCTTAAATCCGCCCGGCGTTCCGTGCGCGAGCTCATGAAGTGGCGCAAGCTCGCCCGCATCCCCGAGTCGTTCGCGCCGCTTTTCGAGCAGGCGCTCGGCGTGACGCTCTCCACGCCCCATCGCTCATGGCGCGAGGGAGGCGTCCTCATGGACGGTGCTCCTATGACATGGGGCTCGATCTGGGGCGATGAGCCCGTGCCGCCCTATCCGGGCGTGCGCGTGTCGCATTTCGCTGAACGCTGGCGCTGATCACTCCATGACCTCCTTGCACCCCATCTCGATCAGCACGAGGGACGCGAGATACTCGCGCGTCTCCGGCATGACCGTGGGGTGCGTGATCCGCCACGCCTGCGCCAGGCGCACCAGCGTCTCGGCGAGGATGGGGCTCATGTCGATCTCCTGTTTCCTCGCCGGTTTCGGCTCTCTGATCGGCTCCTCCATCTCGGTTGCTCCTCTCGGTTCGTCGCAGAACCAGATTGGAGTGATTGAATGCGGAATGATTGGTCAAAAACAGGCCTATTTAGGTCAATTCAGCGGGGAGACGAGGCTTTGACGGCCACCGTTCGCCCTGTGAGGGATTCACTGCTTACAGCGATTGCGCGCGAATTCAAGCCGCTCCGCTTTGCGCAGGAAATGCTTGCCCGCGCGTCCGGAAAGACGCCCAGGGCGGCTCGTAACTGGCTTTCAGGAACATGCACGCCCGATGCCGAGGCGCTCATCGAACTGATGGCCTCCTGCAACTCGATTGCTGACGAGGTGAACGCCCTCGTTGCCGAGCGGAAAGCCGCTCGCGAAAGGAAGACATGCCCTGGTTCAGATTGACAGGAGGATTTTGCGGCATCGGACATGACGCCGGACCTCCTCCGTCCGTGAGGCTCCTCGTCCTGCGCGTGTCGTGGTGGCGCGGCGAGCTGCCGGTCCTGATCGAAAAAATGCGCGCGGCCCTGGCCGAGGCAAAGCGGGAGATTCTGCGGTGAACATTCCGAACTCCAATATGCGCCTGCTCTCGTTCGTTCAGCGGATCGAACGCCTTAACGACGAGAAGAAGGAAATCCAGGACCAGATCAAGAGCGTCAAGGCCGAAGCGAAATCAGCAGGGTTCGATCCGAAGGTCATCGCGCAGATGATCAAGGAGCGCGACATGACCGATGCCGCCCGGCAGGAATGGAATGCGCTCTGTGAGATGTATCGTGCCGCGCTCGGGATGCTGGACGGCACGCCCTTGGGAGACGCGGCCCGCAAGCGGATGGAGGGTCGCGATCACGAGGACGACGAGCGCGATCCCGATACTCCCGATATGTTCGATGAAGCGGATGCATCCGAGCCGGCGCAGCCGCAACGCACGCTTCCCGACGAAGCGCGGCGTATGGGTGCCGACGCTTTCCATGCCGGACGGCGAGTAACGGATAATCCGTTCGGTGCCAGCGATCCGGCCCGCGCGGCATGGGACGAAGGCTTCTGCGCGGAATCCGGCAGCGACGGGATGGATATTCCGCCTGCGTGGCGCCGTTCACCGCCGAAGAAAGAGAAGGCGGAGGACGCTGGGGGATGAGGCGTCCTGTCGATATCGAACCCACGCGATTAAGCAAGAAATTACCAGAAGATGCATGCGAGAGGCTCCGGTCGATCCTTGGCGTCCATATGGATATCCGTGCGCCGGGTGATGCAGAGGAGCCGATCCTCGGGCTGCATGTTCGGCAGGTACTCGCCCAGTGGATGGCGGAAATCCGTGCCGCCGATGAACTGCGGGTGGTTGGCATCAAGCCCCGTGCGAATGCGCTGCTGTATGGACCTCCAGGGTGCGGCAAGACCACGATGGCCCACCATTTTGCCGCTCGGCTGGGCCTCCCGATGGTGGTAGTCGGGTCTGAGCATCTGATCGGTGCTTTTTTGGGGGAAAGCGGAAAGAACATAGCCAAGCTGTTCGATGGGCTCGCTGTTGCCGACACGCAAGTGGTCCTGTTCATGGATGAGGTCGAGGCGATCGGTGCAAGCCGGGGCGCCCGAACGGGCGGCCAGTGCGACGATGAGAAAAACTCGGCGCTGACTGTTCTGCTGCGAAAGGTCGAGGAGTTCAACGCGGGCTATTTCATCGCCGCCACGAACATGCCCGACAACATTGATGCCGCCCTTTGGCGTCGATTCAATATGCAAATCGGGATTGCTCTCCCCGGCGCCGATGAGCGGTTCGCGATCCTGAAGCGCTATCTCAGCCCCTTCACGCTACCTGACGATGATCTGGATTGTCTCGCCGAGGCTACCGATGGTGCGTCTCCTGCTCTCCTGCGTGAACTGATGGAAGGGATCAAGCGCGGATTGATTGTGAGGCCACGTCTCAGGCTGGCGATAGATAGCGCCCCCGAAATGTTCGCCGCAATAATATCCGCCACAATGCCTCCCCCCGAAATGGAGGTTCCAAAACTCTGGTCCCGAGCAGACACGCTAAAAAGCCTGTCGCGGTTGTCGTGGCCTCCGATACGCATGGGCGCGCCATGAGAATCTTGCGCTTCACCCTCCCCGAGCCGTTCCCGCTGCTCAACGTCCAGCAGCGCAAGCACTACCGCAGGCGCGCGGCTGAGAAGCGCAGGACTGCCGCGCTGATCGCGTCCATCCTCGGCAGCGAGCGGCCCGCGCAACCGTTCGAGCGGGCGCGTATCGAGGTCGTGCGCTACTCCTGCGGCTCGCCGGACACCGACGGATTGTTCGGCGGCGTGAAGGACCTCCTTGACTGCCTCACAACCCCCTCACTCCGGGCGGACGGCAGCGTTCGCAACAAATACGGCATCGGCGTCATCGTGGATGACAGCCCCCGCCATATCGACCTCGACGTCCGCTCCGTCCGGTGCAAGCGCGCCGAGGCAAGGACAGAGATCATGGTCACTGAAATTGTCGTGGCGGAGGTGATGGCATGACGATCGAGGCTATCCGCTGCCTTTCGGGCTCCGTATTCGCGGAGAATTTTCTTACCGTCCTGGCGTGCGCGAAAACAATCGCCGCCAAAGGGCGAGCCAGGGATTGGCTGGCCGACGATCTGGCCCGGCAAATAGCTGATTTTCGTCGCCGCGCCGTCGCTGACGGCACAACCGCGACGCAATTTCCCTCTCTCGATCTCGTCGAAAAAATATGCGTGCAGGAGGGGTTCGATGTGATCCGCGCCCGCGCTGAAGGAAGTGTGCTGTGAGCGTGCGTGCGATCAAATGGGCCTTCTCTCTGAAGCTCCCCACCAACACAAAATTCGTGCTCCTCGTGATGGCAGAGCATGCCAACGACGACGGGGTGTGCTGGCCCTCTCAGGGCCTCATAGTTGAGATGACGGGCCTTTCCGAGCGCGCCGTGCGCTATGCAGTGCATGCGTTGAGACGCGCGGACATCATTAAAATGGACGGCGGGAAAGGACAAAGGTCGAAAATCCAGCTCTCTCTCGACCTTGAGGAAGTGACCGCCGAGATGGTCGAAAGCCTCTCGCGGAAGGAATCAGCCAGAAAGGACAACCGGCACCACATGCCGGAAAACCGGCACCACATGCCTACCTCAAACCGGCACCACGTGCCTAACGACCGGCACCACGTGCCTAACGACCGGCACCACGTGCCTAACCACAGAACCACCAAGAACCACCAAGAACCACCAACGTCTTCACTTCGTTCAGACGACACGGCTCACGCCGTCGTCGGGGCCGATGGCCGCGACAGCCAGATCGCCCTCTTCGACAATCCACCGCCCCAAGCCCCCCGGCCCCAACCCCCTCCCGACACCCGCAGCCTCGTCTGGTCCCTCGGCGTCCAGGCCGTTCGTCGCCTCACCGGCAAATCCGAGGGCCAGTCCCGCAGCCTCATCGGGCGCTGGCTCAAGGGTTGCCGCGACGACTGCGCCATGCTGAACGCCGTCATCCTCGCCGCAGCCGAGCACAGGCCGGTCGATCCGGTCCCGTGGATCGAGGCGGCAATCCGGAAACGGATGGAGGGGGGCCAAAAATCCGCGTTCAGCCTGACGCCGGAGGAGGAGAGGGCATACCGGGCGGCCGCCAGGGAATGGGCGCGGAACGGCCACGAAGGACCAGCCCCCAAGCCGGAAGATTTTCGAGGAAAGGTGGCGGCATGATCACGGAAATCGAACCCTTCTACGCCGCTCGGCGCGAGATGATCGCCCGGTGGGTCGAAGCTCTGCGCAGCGGCCGCATCAGCCGGGAAGAGGCCCAGGACGAGAACGCCGCCACCGGAAATGCGATGGCCTCGATGGCCGATCTGATGCTTGGGAGAAACGATATTGAAGCTCGCTGAACTCGTGCCCCCTGGCCGCTCATTCGAGAACCCCGATGCGGAACAGGCCCTCCTCGGCACGCTGATGGTCAACGACGGCGTGTTCGACGCCGTTGCGGAAATCGTGACCGCCGACCATTTCGCGGACGAGGTGCATGCCGAATTTTTCCGGATCATCGCGGCGCGCATTCGGGGCGGCCGCCGCGTCGATCCGATCACCGTCCGCAACGAGGCCCGGTCGAATGCCGTCACCGGCCCGGCGTGGGAATCCTACCTGTCACGGATGACCGGCGCTTTTACTGCCCCGTTCATGGCCCCCGAATATGCCCGTGCCATCCGGGATTGCTGGGTGGCACGCGCAGGCAAGTCCGTCGCGAATGATTTTCTGACCAATCTCCGCCACGACCCGCGAGAAGCGGCGACTGTCCTGGAGGAGGCTCAGGAGGCGCTCAACCAGATCGTTGACAGCGGCGATAGCTACCGCCCCGTCGTTACCGCCCTCGTCGCCGTCAACGCCCTTCGCGAGCAACTTGACCAGAATTGGCGTAACGGCATTACGCTTTCCGGCATATCGAGCGGCTATGCCGCACTGGATGCGTGGCTGGACGGATTCCATCGTGGCGGCATGTATGTCATCGCGGGGCGGCCGGCCATGGGCAAATCGTCGATCGGCATGTGTCTCGCCGTTCGCATGGCCCTCAACCATGGGCGCGGACTGTTCTGGAGCGGCGAGATGTCTCCCTCCGAATTGATGGCGCGGGTGATTGCCGCGAAAACGAAACTCCCGTCCAGCGCCGTGATTTCGGGGCATTGGAGATTCAAGGATGGCGTTCGTCCGCTCGGCGACGATGTCATGGAGCGGATCGCCATAGCGTCTACCGAAGCGGCAGGAATCCCGCTCGTGATCGACGACAGGCCGGGCGTGACCGTCGCGCAGATCGCCACGCGAGCCAAGCGCATGAAGCGCGAGAAGGCAGGAATTGCATTCATCGTCCTGGATTATATCGGCCTGATGCGCGGCACGCCCGAAGCGCGGCGTGCGGGCAACCGCGTGGCCGAGGTGACGGGAATATCTTCCGACATCGCACGCCTGGCACGCGAACTGGATATCCCCGTCGTCGTGCTGTCCCAGCTTAACCGGCAGAGCGAAAATCGCGAGGACCGGCGCCCGACCATGTCGGATATCCGCGAGAGTGGCGCCATCGAGCAGGATGCGCGAGCCGTCATCGGGGTATTCCGCGAGGAGGCGGCAATTCAGACTCGCATGGCGGATGGTGTTCCGGTTCGAAATTTCAATGAGTCGGACAGCGCCTATAAAACGCGCTCCGATGAAACCCTGCGGCGCCTCGAAGAGGTGCGGGGACGCGCCGATCTCATCGTGATGAAAAACCGGAGCGGCCGCACCGGCACGATTCCGATGTTTTTCGACGGACCATCCACGTGGTTCCGGGATGAGGAAGAAGGACAATCCTCCAATGCGTGGTGATCCGCGTCTCACCCATTCCCACCGTTTCCGCTGTACTCCACCGGCTGCCTATGGAAGAATCCGCCCATGACCACCCCCTACGTGAGCCAGAACCCCGCGCACACCGATCCTCGCCCGTGGAGCGAGCGCGTGGACCAGAGCGCATTCCTGCCGGGCCCCGCGTCCTGGGCGGAGGACGAGCCCGAGGACGAGCCGGGCGAGCCCGTGCCGCAGAGCAGCACCGTCGCGTTCGTGCTCCTCGTCTGCGCCTGGGTCGCCGTCTGGCTGACCATCGGCGTCGGCGTCTCGATCGCGGGAGGGTGGTGATGCGCGCAGTGATCGACAGGCTCCGGAAAATCCGCGCCGTGGTGCTCTACGGCGACACCACGGGCGCCAGGTGGTGGGAGCGGCAGTATGGGCGTGCCGCCGCCGAGCGTGACGCGCTCCGGGCCGATGCGGCGCTCGCTCCCGAGTTCAGGGTGGCCATGGACGCCGTCAACGCCGAGAACGCCCGGCTTCGCGCCGAGGTGGCGCGCCTCAGAAGCCAGATCGACGGAGAGGCCGTTTTTCCGGGTGCTGAGCGGGTTCAGGACGTGGGTCAGCTAGGTGACTGCGGACAGACGTCAAAATGTCCTGTAGCGGCTTCTGACGCACCGCTTCCGAAGCGCGATGCGAAGGGGAGGTTCGCGCGTGGTTGAGAGCAATCTGCCTGAACGTAAGAATAAAGGGGGCGGCATTACCGGGAAGGGTTTTGTTAAGGGGCAGAGCGGCAATCCGGGTGGCAGGCCGCGCGAACTACAAGACGTTATCCGCCTCGCGCGCTCCCACACGATGGCCGCAATTGATGCGTTGGCGGAAATAGCGGGCAATAAAAAGGCACCCGAGGCCGCGCGTGTGTCTGCCGCGAATGCCCTCCTGGATCGGGCGTGGGGCAAGGCGAAAGAGACGGTTCAGATATCGGGGGAGGGAGGAGTTCCCGTTGGCCTCGTCGTGACCGTGGTGCGCCCGCATGAATGATATCCAGTTCCCGGAAAGTCTCGCGTTCCTGTTCGAGCCCGCGCGTTACAAGGTGGCGTATGGGGGCCGAGGATCAGGCAAGTCGTGGGGAATGGCGCTGGCGCTTCTCATCCAGGGCGCGGAAAAGCCGTTGCGCGTTTTGTGCGCGAGAGAGTTTCAGAAATCGATTGCCGACTCTGTTCATTCGCTTCTGGCTGACCACATCGCGCGGCATGCTGCGCTGGCCGATTTCTACACGGTGCAGAACACAACGATTGTTGGGCGGAACGGCACTGAATTCATTTTTGCCGGACTGCGTCACAATATCGCGTCGATAAAATCAATCGAGGGCGTCGATCGCTGCTGGGTCGAGGAGGCGCAGACAATCACAAAGGGAAGTCTCGATGTTCTGATTCCCACCATCCGGAAGGAGGGATCTGAAATATGGCTCGGCTTCAACCCGGAACTAGCCGAGGACGAGGTATATCGCCGGTTCGTTCTCAGCGCGCCGCGAAACGCCATCGTTCGGAAAGTGAACTGGGACCAGAATCCCTTCTTTCCTGCAGTGCTGCGAGAAGAAATGGAGCAATTGAAGGCAACTGATTACGACGCGTGGCTGAACGTGTGGCAAGGCAACCCGCGCCAGGTTCTTGAGGGGGCGATCTACGCCGGCGAAATTCGGCAGGCCACAGACGAGGGGCGCATCTGCCGGGTGGAGCATGATCCGTGGGTGCCCGTTTTTACGGCGTGGGATTTGGGGTGGAGCGATATGACCTCCATCTGGTTCTGGCAGAAAATCGGCTTCGATATCCGGGCGATCGATTTCTATCAGATGCGGATGGAGGGATTAGACCATTATGTCGGGGTGTTGGAGCGCCGAGGCTACCAATATGAGCGCCATTTTCTCCCTCACGACGCCAACCAAGGCCAATTGTCGGCCGCAGGAAAGACGATCGCGGCGCAGCTTCGAAGTCGCAACATGCCCGTGACGGTGCTCCCGCAACTTCCTGTCGCCGCCGGGATCAGCGCGGCGCGCGCACTATTCCCTCGCATCTGGTTCGACGAGCAGAAATGTGCTGATGGCCTCAATTCTCTGCGCCGCTATCGCTATGATGTCGATCAACAAACCGGCCAGTTCAGCAAAAAGCCGCTGCATGACGACGCGTCCCACGGCGCGGATGCGTTCCGGCAACTGGCCGTGGCCATCAATGATCCTCGCCCCAAGCCGCCTCAGAAGACCGTCCCGCGCCCTCAGTTCGTGGGCGCCGCGAGCGGATGGATGGGGGCATGACGGGCGATGTTGATTTTTCTGTACGCTGCACCTGGCATTTGTTATAGGTTATGCCTATGAATGAATCTCCAAAAGAAACAGATGCCGATATCATCCGCGAAGTGAAGGAGCGGTTCACCGCCGCGCAGGATTATGAGGCGGCATGGCGCAGGCGCGCGCTGGATGACCTGCGCTTTTTCCATGCGGACGCATATAATCACGGCCAATGGGACGATGCCGTTTATCAGGCTCGGGTGGGCACGTTCGGCGGTTCGCCGCGCCCATGCCTCACGATCAACAAGACGGCCCAGCATGTGTTCCAGGTGGAGAACCAGGCGCGGCAGACCCAGATGGGCATCAAGGTCAACGCGGTAGGATTCGGTGCCACGGCCAAAGCCGCAGAGGTGATTGAGGGGGTTGTAAGGCACATCGAATGCCAGTCCAACGCTCAGCAGAATGCCTATAATTGCGCTATCCAGGGGCAGGTTCGGCAAGGCCTCGGGTGGGTGCATATTACCACGGATTACATTCCGGGAGTGGACACGTTCGACCAGGATTTTTTCATCAACGCCGTCTCTAACCCGCTTTCCGTCTATGCGGACCCTAATACGACGGAGCCCGACCACTCGGACCAGACATGGGCGATGATCTGTGAGGAGATGGACCGCGCCGAGTTCGATCGTCTTTATCCTGGCAATGACGACATTCACGGGGCGCCGCTCTCGATCGCGGCGGACAATCAGCACGATCGCGGGCCCGAGCAGGAGCGGGATATCGTGCGCGTTTTTCGGTACTATCGCCGCAGCGAGAAAAAGGACAGGCTGTGGCTGTTTCCGGGATCGACTGCTTTGGGGATGGCGCCGCAACCCACGCGCGAGAGCGAGATGTCGGATGAGCAGCGCGAACTGTGCCGCGCATTGAAAGCGCCCTCGCGTCCTGTAACGGATCAGGAGGTGGAGTTTTTCCTGATCGCGGGTGATCGTGTTATCTCCTCCGGCCCTACGGTATTCAAACTGATCCCGCTCGTTCCATGGATCGGCATCGAGACGGTGATAGAAGGGCGGCTCGACCGAAAGGGGCTCGTGCGCTCGCTGGTCGATGCACAGCGCATGTTCAACTACACCGCGTCCGCGTTTGTGGAGAGCGTGGCGCTCCAAACCAAAGCGCCATGGGTTGGACCTGCTCGCGCGTTCGAGAGCCTCGAAAACGAATGGGCGAACGCCAATGTCAGCAATGCCGCATTTTTGCCCTATAACGATGTGGACGATGACGGCGCGCCGATCGCTCCACCAACGCGCGTCGAGCCGCCGACCGGATCAACCGGACATTTGCAGGGCATGCAGTCCGCTGATCAGTGGATGCAGATGGTCACGGGCCAGTATCAGGCGGAGATGGGGGCTCCCGGCAACGAACGCTCCGGCGTTGCGATCAACCAGCGCCAACGCCAGAGCGACACGGCGAATTACCATTATACCGACAATCAGGGGATGGCGCTCCGCTATATCGGCCGCCTCCTGATCGGGGCTCTCCCGGCGCTCTACGACACGCAGCGCGCATTGCAGGTGATCGGAGTGGACGGGCAGCAGTCTCAGGCCGTGCTCGATCCTCGGTTGCCAACGGCCACGAAAATCGCGCTCCCTGGTGACGCGCAGCCTCCGGCCGGGCTCAGCGAGGAGGAACAGCTTGAGATTCAGGGGGCCATCCTCGCCGTCAATCCGACTGTCGGGCGGTATGACGTAGAGCCGGACGTGGGACCTGCGTATGCCACGCAGCGGCAGGAGGCGTTCGCGGCGCTGACGCAGGTATTGCAGGCCGCCCCTGCGCTCATGGGGCAGATTGGCGATCTGGTGTTCAAGGCGGCGGACTTCCCGCTGGCGGACGAAATTGCCGACCGCCTCAAGCCTGCGTCCGATGATCCACGTCTTGCGCTGGCCCAGCAGCAGTTGCAGCAGGCGCAGGCGACGATTGCGCAATTGCAGCAGCAGATAAGGGACAAGCAGGCCGATATCGGCCTGCGTGCCAGCAAGCAGCGTCATGATGCGGTCATGGACCTGATGGATCAAGATACTAAGCGGCGCCAGCAGCAAACGGACGAGATGGCGGCGATCGGCTCCATCGCGCCCGAGAGCCTCAAGCCTGTGCTCGAAAACCTGATCCGCCAAATCCTCGCCGAGCAGGGCACCCCGAACGCGCCCGTTCCCCCCAGCGCGCCAGGCGAAATCCGCCGCCTCCCGAGCGACAACCCGCCTGGCGGCGAAATCCACGCCCCCAACCCCGTCATTGGAGCCATCGACTCATGAGCGAAACTATCGAAGCCGCCCCTCCTCTCGCGCCCTCCGACGATGCGCCTGCCGATCGCTTCGGCGGGGTAGCATTTGGCAGTGAGACTGCCACTCCTCCCGCGCCCGATCCGGACGGCGGAGAGTCCGCGACATCAAATCCGGCACCGGAAGAAGCGCCAAAGACGCCGGGAGCCCCGAAAGTTCCGGCAGGGCTCCTCAAGCGCATCGACGTGCTCACGCGTCATCGCCGTGAGGCTGAGGAGGAGGCATCCCGCGCCAAGGAGGAGAATGAGAACCTCCGACGCGCGCTGGCTGTAGCGCGAGGGGAGCGGGAGGTAGAGCCGGAACCCACTGTCGCGCAGGTGCGCGCTGAGGAACGCGCGGCCGCCGAGCGGCGCATGGCGGAGCAGCGAGAGCAGGCCGAGTTCGGTATAGTGACGCGGCGCGTGGCGGATTCTCTGGCGGCAAAGCACGGCGAAGGTGCTATCGGAACCGCTACGCAGGCGCTTGCGGCCTATGCGGGGCTCGATTTCGGTAATAGGCAACACCAGCAGATTATACGCGATATATCGGAGTTGCCGAATAGTGGCGAAGTGTATTATGCTCTCGCGCACGACCCTGACGCCGCGTCAGAACTATTTTCCGCTCCGGAGCGCAGGCAGTTGGCGTTGCTGGAGAAGTTCGCCACGAAGCTGACACCTCCCAGTGTGGCTTCCACGCCAAACGCCCCGGCGTCTCCCGCGCCGCAGGTGTCAAAGGCGCCTCCTCCCGTGGCCGCAACGGGTGGCTCGACCCGGACGGTGTCCAGCCGTTCGATATACGATCCTGATCTGAGCCCGGAGGAATATATCCGGCTCCGGTCGAAAAAATAGCCGCAGGGCTCTAAAGCTGCGCCTCGCCGGGGCTATCCGGCGCGCTGACGGGCGACACCACGGGGGTTTCCGGTCGTAACCGGCGCACGCTCTGCCAGCGAGGGCGGGACACGAGGCGCATATGCGCCATGCGTGAAAGAAACCCCCACAGTGTCAAACAACCTTATCAATAACAGCATGATCACGCGCGAAGCACTCATGCTCCGTCGAAACACCAACGATTTCATCCAGAATGTTTCCCGCGAATATCAGGACCAGTTCGCGCGCGCAGGCGCGAAAATCGGCGCGACGATCAATGTTCGCCTCCCGAATGACTATGTCGTTCAGGACGGTCCGACCGTGAATCCCGAGGCCACTGCGGAACGTTCTATCCCGCTGGTGATCAACTACCGGAAAAACGTCCCGATGTCGTTCAGCACGCAGGAGCGGACGCTGAATATGGATGACTTCTCGGCGCGCTACATTGCTCCCGCCGTGAACGCGCTGGTAGGACAGGTGGCGTCCGACGCCATGACGCTTGCCCTCCAGGCGTCCAACATGGTGCTCAACACCGACGAATCCGGCAACCTCATCGCGCCGTCCTCCCAGACGTGGTTGCAGGCCAAGGCGGTCCTGACCGCCTGCAACGCGCCGTTGGGCGACCGCTACGCTGTGCTTGACCCGATGACCGACGCGAACACCGTGGCGGGCATGATGGGGATGTTCAATCCGACGGATCGAGTCTCGCGGCAGACGATCGATGGGCAGATGGGCTCGAAAATCCTGGGCGTGCAGGGGTGGATGCAGGACCAGACTGTGGCTATCAGCCAGACCGGCTCCTACGACAGCACGGCGACGGCGACGGGCGCGTATGGCAACTACACGCCCAACGGCGCGCCGGTCAGTACGATCTCGTCCAGCGCGTCGCCGCATTCCTCGGTACTGACTGTTTCCGCGATCAATGGCACGCTGAATGCGGGGGACGTGATCACCATTGCGGGCGTCAATCGCGTGAACCGCATCAACAAAAACTCGCTGCACATTTTGCAGCAGTTCGTGGTGCTGGCGGATTGCGCATCCGGGGCTACCTCCATTCCGATCTCTCCCGCGATCATTCCTCCTGCAAATGGGAGTGCGGTGCCTTATCAGACGGTGGACTCCGCTCCGGCGGCAGGGGCGGTTGTCAAGCTGGTAGCTCCCGCCGGGTCCGTCATCCGGCGCAACATGCTCTATTCCAAAAGGGCAATGACCCTCGCCACTGTCGATCTGGAAATGGTCGATCGCGGCGTGGTGGACTGCGGCCGCGCCTCTCTGGACGGCGTCAGCCTCCGGACGCTCACCTATTACAACGGGTCTGATGACACGAGGGCCACGCGGCTCGACGTGCTCTACGGCCTCGGCATGCTGCGCCCCGACTGGGCGGTCATCGTGCCGGAACTGGTTGAGTGATCAGCCGGTATCCGCGCACCCTCCGCGCTCCCGACGGCTACACAACGGTAACCGTCCGGGACGCAGAGCAGGAAGCGCGTGTGAAAGCGCGCTTCGCGGCCCTCCCGGCGCCGCCCGCTCCGGAAGCGCCACAAATGCCCGTAACGCGTCGAAAGGGCCGTCCACCGAATGTCAGGAAGCATTAGCGGCGCTCCCGATCCTGTCCAGGGTTATCGCGTCACCGACCTCGTCAATATGGCGCTGCGGCAGATCGGCGTGGGAGCAATGGGGACGACTGCCAACCATGCGGACCTGTTCGACGGCGTGATGCAGATCAATATGCTGCTGGCGCAGTGGCAGCGCAAACGCTGGCTCGTTCCGAATCTGGTGGATCGCACCTGCCAGGCTGACGGGCAGTCCGTCTATTATGTGGGGCCCGGTTGCGATTTCAACGCGCCCGTGCGCCCGGCACAGATCGAAGCGGCCTATGCGCGCCTGCTGCCCGGAGGCACCTACACCGTCGCGGGGGATTTCGCGGCGGGAGATTTCCCGGCCGTGGACTACCTCGTGGGGCGTGTCGTCCCTGCGGGGGGCGCTTATCTCGGCGATTTTTCCCCCGCGTTCTTTTCCACTGATTTCGACATCGGTTCAGATGGCCTCGACCAGGGACTGCAACCCATAGATTACCCCCTCACGCTGATTCCCTCCTACGAGGATTATGTGAATCTCGGGCTCAAGGCGCTGAGCACGTGGCCGAGCATGGCGCATTATAACCCAGCCTACCCGGCCGGCGAACTGCGCCCTTGGCCCATTCCGGGCGCGGGGCGTTGGGAACTCCACATTCTCTATCATGAGCCTCTGGCGGCCAATCTGACGATTGCCAGCGTGGTAAACCTTCCCCCGGAGTATTGGGACGCGATCATGTGGACGCTGGCCGCGCGGCTTGCACCTTCATACGGTCAGGAGGCGAGCCCTACCGTGGTGGCCTGTGCAAAGGCAGCCCTCTCCACGATTCGCAATGCCAACGTGCAGGTTCCCACGCTTGGAATGCCTGCCGTCCTCACGCCGCTCAATAATCCGTTCTACTGGCCGGGCCTGGAACGGCAGAGACTGTGATGCAGCGCATCAATCTCTCGGGAGGGTCATACGACGCGCGGGCCGTCTCCGTGGCGGCCCAGCGTGTTCTGAATCTCTATGCGGAGCCGGTGCCTCAGGGGGATGGTGAGCCGATCGCGTTCGCCTATTATCCGACGCCCGGATTGATCCAGCGCGCGACGCTGACCGGGCCGATTCGCTGCCTCTACCAGACGACACAGGGCGACCTGCTCGCCGCATGCAAGGGAGCGCTTTACCTGGTGGCGTCCGATGGAGCCACGACACTCCTTGGCGCGATCTCGGACACGGGCTCAGTCGTGCGCATGTGCGACAACGGAACGACCCTCTTCGTGGTGGACGGCAACAGCAAGCGCGGCTGGTATTGCACAATACCTGCCGAGCCAGGAGATGGCAGCTACGGCACACTGACGGAGCTTAGCGACGCTGCATGGTATGGCTCCCCCACCATCGCCATTCTGGACACGTTTTTCCTGTTCGTGAACCCGGATACGACGAACTGGTATACGAGCCCGGCGCAGTTTTCGGACGAGAGCGCCACGCCATTCGACAGCCTCTATGTCGCCAGCGACACGACAAGCCTTTCCACCATCGTAGGGCTTGCGGTGCTCGGACAATATATCTGGCTATTCGGGCGGAATCAGGTCGAATTCTGGTATGACTCGGGCGCGTCGGATTTCCCCTTCCAGCGCGTCGAGGGGGTAACGGTGGAGAGCGGCTGCATTTCGCCGTTCACCATCTGCACGCTGCCTACGACGGAGGCGACCCCGAATGGCGGCATTATGTGGCTCGGGCGCGACCGGAGCGGCTACTCCCGGGTATTTCTCGGCCAGTTGACCACGGCGACCCCCGTCTCCACGTTCCCTGTGGACGGCGCATTGCAGGACATGGGAGACCTGTCGGGAGCCGCCGCGTCCGTTTATCAACAGGACGGCCATGTTTTCTACGTGCTCACCATCCCGGGGCAATCGTCATCATGGGTCTATGATGCCTCGACAAAACTCTGGCATGAGCGGTGCGCGCTCGATAGCAACGGCAACGAGGCGCAAATCCGGCCGTGGTGCTACGCGCAGGCATACGGGTCGATCTGGGCCGGGGATTACGAGAATGGCGCGATCTATCAGGTGTCTCTGGACGCCTACGATGACGCCGGGACGCCGATCAAGCGGCAGAGGTCGTTCCCGCATCTGCTGACCAACGGCCAGCGGGCGATCCATCGTCAACTCATGCTCGACATGCAGTGCGGAGGGGGACAGACGGTCAGCGTCGATTGGAGCGATGACCGGGGACAGAGCTTCGTGAGCGCGCAGACGCTCACGCTCGGCACCTCGGGCAACACCTGGCCGAGCATCTGGCGGCTCGGGCTGGCCCGTGATCGCGTTTACAGACTGACCTGGACCGCTCCCGGCGTCACGGCGCTGATGGGGGTTTTCCTCCAGATCGATCCGGTGCGCACTTGACGGGCGCGCGCGATCTGAACTCGCCGCTGGCGTCGCAGATCACGAATGAGGACGGCACGCTCACGGCGCAGGGAACGGCGTTTTTGCGGCGCTTGTGGGAGCGCACGGGCTATGCGCCCGGAGTAGATGCGGCATGGCTCCAGACAGAGTCGGACGAGGCGCTCTTGCAAGCCGCTCTGGCAGAGGCGCGGGCGACTGCGGCACTTAGCCACGCAAACGAGGCGCTTGACCTCGCCATGCGCATTCTGGGGCAGGCGCTAGCGATCGAGGCCGTTGCGCGGAAATCCTTGGAACTGGCGCAGGATTGCGCTACCTTGGCAGTCACGACGGGCCTGAGCGCGCGGGCGGGCAATTCTGACGCAGCGATGATCTATGCGATCACGCGGGACGCTCGATAATGGCCGTTGTCGCGAAAAACCTCCAACCAGGCGCTACGCTGACCGCAGACGCCGCATCCGTCGTCACGGCCCAAACCGCCGTCACCACAATCGTGTCGAACGGCGTGGTCAGCAACCCCACGAACGCGGCCGTCACGCTCACGATCCAGATTCAGCGCTCGGGTGGATCGGCGCTCGATCTGGTGCCGGGCCGCGCCGTGCAGGCAGCGGGAACCGATCTGCTCCCCGAACTGAATGGTCGCGTCCTCGCTGCGGGGGATGAGATTTTGGCTTCCGGGGCCGGCCTCGTGCTCTTTGTGGACGGGAATACGCTGTCGTGAAACACTTCCTTCGTCTCGCCGATAATGTGGACCCGATGCCCGTCATGCAGGCGGTGGGCGCGCGCCCGCATCTCTGGAACCAGCATAAATGGCGCACGGAATATGTTGGCACCCCCCATCTGGACGTATCGGATATCTGGCTCCGTTATTCGGATGTCGCAAAAACCTCCGACGCCTCGAACACGGGGGCCGTCCAGAATGATGAGCGGCCCGTTTTTTATCCGGCGTGGAATGAACTGCCGCAGGTGCGGCCCATCGTCTTCGCCTTGATGAGGCAGGTTGAGGCCATCGAACTGGGGCGCGTTCTCATTACAAAACTGCCGCCAGGTGGACGGATTGCGGCCCATTCGGATGCCACGGGAGCCTATACGGACCTTCCCGGCCGCCGCTATCACGTCGTGCTTCAGGGACTCTCCGGCAGTATGTTCCGGTGCGGCGATGAAACGGTGAACATGCGGACGGGCGAAATCTGGATGTTCGACCACCTGGCCGAACACGAGGTGTGGAATAACAGCACGGATGATCGGATACATCTGCTGGTGGACCTGCGGCTATGGTAACGGCACAGATCGAGCGGCTCACGGATATTCTGCCGGAACTCAAACCGCTGCTCCCGATGCACTATGAAGATTTGTCATTGCACCGGCTGCATGGGGTGCCGCTGCGCCCGCAATATCACGTCTATCTGGAGCGCGATGCGCGCGGACTTGTTTGCTGCGCCACCTTGCGGGCGAACGGTCTTATCGTGGGCTATAAGATCGGCTTCGTGGCGGCCGGCCTGCATTATGAGACATGCCTTACGGCTCTCCCGGATATTTTCTTCATCGCGCATGATCATCGAGGAGGAACCGGCGCACTGAAGCTGTTCCGGTGCTACGAACGGGAACTCAGGCGTCGAGGCGTCATGCTCTGGATGGACGGATCCAAGGACCACAAGAGCACGGGACGTCTGTTCGAAGCGCTCGGCTTCGTGCAGACCGAAACAACCTATAGCAAGTGGTTGGTGTAATATGGTAGCGGCAGCAATCGGAGCGGGTGTGGCCGCGAGCGCGGCGGGCTCCATCGCGAGTTCAGCTACATCGGCCAGCGCGCAAAAGAGCGCAGGCAAAATCGCCACCTCAACCGCCAATTCTGTTGCGCCAACCATTACGGATAGCGCATCCTCCGCGAATGCGCTGCTGGGCGACTATGCTACGGCTGGCAATAACGCGATCAGTTCGCTCTCCAATGGGCTGACGGAGAATTATCTACAGAGCACGCCGGGGTATAAATGGAACCTCCAGCAGGGCGAACAGGGCGTCACCAACAGCGCCGCCGCGCGGGGGCTGGCGAACAGCGGCGCGGCGCTCAAGGGGGCCGCGACCTACGCCAGCGGACTGGCCGACAGCACCTACCAGAACCAGTTCAACGACACGAACGCCTTGGCGCAGGAGGGCTATAATGCTCTCAATCAGGAGGGTCAGAACACGATGACGGCCGCGAACAATGCCGCCCAGGTGCGCATGGAGGGCGCGAACGGTGCGATGACCACTACGGTAGGGGCCGGGAATGCACTCGCGTCTGGCCTTTCGAGCCTGGGAAACACGGCTAGCCAATATGCGATGTATAACGCGCTGTTGGGGCTTTGATCATGGCAGGGTTCGATACGAACGCGCTACGGCCCTACGAGACGCAACCGGGCAACCCACTGGCGCTCGTCGCCCAGGTCGCGCAGATCAAAAATGCGCTCCTCGAAAACAGGGTGCGCCAGACCGAGTATGACGCCAAGGTGGCGCAGGGGAACGCCCTGCTGGGCGCGACGGGAGCAGACGGCCAGACGGACTACGCCAGAGCGCGATCTGCCATGGCCGCGAATCCTGCCGCCGCGTATGGAGCGGCGGAGGCCTATTCCGAGCAGAACCGGGCGCGCGCAGAAGATCTATCCAATACCGAGGCTGGAAAAAACGCCGTCGCGTCCATTCTTTCCTACGTCGGCACCAACCCTGATCAGGCGCATCTCTATGCGGCAAAACGTATGGCGCAGGCGATTTTCCCTCACCAGAACGTAGAGGGCATTGTGGACCAGATCGCCCGGCACCCGGGCGGGATTGCGGGCGGCGTGGCGCAGCTTACGAACTCCATGCAGCCTCCTGCGCAGCAGGAAGCGAATGCCTATGGCACGGCGGGCGCCACGGTGAATAACGGGCAGCAGACCATTATCGGGACGCAGCAAAGCGCGATGAACGGGGGGCAATTCCAGCCCGCGACGACGGTCCAGCAGCAAATCTCTCCCGAGAGCAACGCCGCTCTTGTGCCGGTCAAGGTGCGCGATCCTGAAACCGGCCAGATGCTCACGGTTTACCGGCCCGCATCGGAGTTGCGAACGGCTGCGGGGAACGGCACATTCACTGGACGCCGTATCGATACCGCAGGGGGGCAGGCCCCTCCCATGGCGGAGGCGCCCACCGGATACGATGAACAATACAAGGCCGGACAACACGTGCAGAACACGCTGGCGGCCCAGCAGTCGGACGTGACCCAGAATATCGCAACGCTGCGCAATCTGGATTCCCTCCTCGGACAACTCCCCAAAAGCGTGCGCTCGCGCACGCTCAAGGAGATCGCCAATAATGTGGATAAATTCGGCATTTCCACCCACGCGCAGGATTATGCTACGCTAGGACAGGAAATCGACAAGGCGGGAACAACCCTCCGCAAGCAAATGCTAGATAGCGGGGGTGGTCCACATACGAACGCAGGGCTGGCCGATCTGGAGCACATTACGCCAGGTATGGAAATGACTCCCATGGCTGCGCGGGCGCTCACCAATGAAATGCTGACAGCCTCCCTCTATCAGCAGCGCAGGCAGAAAATCGCCGCCTCCACAAAGGACGCCACACAGGTTCTCCGGGCTCTTGCCGATTACGATCAGAATTTCGACCCGCGTTTCGCAACGATCCAGCGTCTCGGACCTGAAGAAGGGCGCGACTATGCACGGACCCACATCGAAGACCCGGCGCAATATGCCGCATCCGTCTATCGTATGGCGAAGACGCAGCGGGACCGGGGCTACGATTATGGCCTGACACCCGCGCAGCAAGACCGCATCATCGCGGCGTATGAGGCGCAGCGTGGCCGATGACCTGCAAACGCGCGTCGATCGGGCATTTGACGGGGCGTCCAGGCGTCACAACATAGACGAGCGGTGGCTCAGGGCCATAGCGCAGACCGAGAGCGGCGGCGACACGGAAGCGCGCAGCCGTGCCGGTGCGATCGGGCTTATGCAGATGACGCCGGACACGGCGCGGCGGCTGGGGGTGGACCCGCGCGATCCGGCGCAGGCTATCGAAGGCGCGGCGCGGCTTCTGGACGAGAATCTGAAACGCTATGGCGATCCCGTCAAGGCGATGGCGGCCTATAATGGCGGCACGGATGAACGCCGTTGGAACAATTCCGAGACGCGGACCTACCCACAGAAGGTGATGGAGAATATGGCCCGGATCGCAGCCAAGCAGGACGCACGCAAGAAAAGCCCGGTGCTTGATGAGTCCATCTATGGTTGGGACACACCAAGGGCGTCTTCGGGCGGCGACAAGGGCCCCGTTCTGGATGACAGTATCTACGGTTGGGACCCGGAACGGCCAATCGCTCCCGTCAATCCACGCGCCAATCCGTCAGGATTTTGGGACGGCGCGCGGATCATGGGAGAGGACACTGCGAATGCCGCAGGCCGCGAGATCGGACGCACCGCCGGAGGCGTGGCGCATCTTCTGGGCTACCTCTCGTCGCTCGGGCACCACGAAGACAATTCCCTGTCGCGGTTTCTGGATCGGCAGGGAGACGAGACGCGGGCCGCGATGGACCGGGATGAACAAGCGCGCGCCGGGGATTACGGGGAGGGAGTATCGAACGCGGTGGGTTCGACGGCGGGCGCGATCATGTCCGCCATCGCGGGGGGCAGATTGGTTCGGCCGGCCGCGTCTCTCCTGGAAGGATCGCGCGCCGGTCGCATCGCCGCGAACATCCTGAAGGGCGAAGGGAATCTCGGCACGCGCCTTGCGAACAATGCGCTGGCCGCCGGGTCGCAGGCCGCGCTGGACGGGAGCGACTCGCCCCTGCGCGCGGCGGAAGTTTCGCTTGGGCTGGGCGCGGGCGGGGCGCTGGCCCGAAAAACCGTCGCCCCGATTGCCCCCCGCATTTCGAAGGCGGCGCAGAATGTCCTGAATTATCTCGACCCTGTGGGCGCACAGGCCAAGGCTGAGCAACAGGCCGCAGAAGATGCCGCGCGCATGCCCCTCTCGGATGCCACGAAAGGTGTCGGCCCAGAACCGCCGCAGTCAGCGCCGCACCAGAAAGCGGAGCAGAAGGCGCAGACGAAAGCCGTGGCACGGATCGGCGCTTTCACCGATCCGAAGAAGGCCGCGCAGGCCATCATTTCCGCCTTCTCCGGCAAGAATGGGACGAAGCTCTACGAAGCGCAGGTGCCGGGAGTATGGCACACGCTCGCCACGCGAACGCGGGACGTGAAAATGGCCAGTCTTGAGGACAACATGCGCGATCTTTACCCGGACGCTTTCCGCGCGCTCGATATGTCCAATAACGACGCCTATGCGAAACATCTGCGCACCACGATTGGAACACCCGAGCAGATTCAGAATCTCGAACGCGAGCGGAGCGCCTTCGAGCAGGAAAAGCGCGCCGCTGCCTTCGAGAACGAGCAGCCCGTTCCGGTTGACGAACTGCATGCGATTCTCGATCGGCATATCGCTGATAGCCGGGGCAACGAGGCGGTGAAGACCGCATTAGGACGGGCGAAAGCGGCATTGATCGACGCGACCGACAAAGAGGGAACCGCGTTGCCCTCGAATCTCTGGAATGTGCGCAAGGGAATCGGCTACGGCCTGCAACAGGCTGCGTCCTCGGACTCGGCGCATATGCGGGCGGCCGCCTCCCGGCTCTCCCCGTTCATGGATGACCTGGCCGAGCACATAGACAAAGGCGCGCCTGGTTTCAGGGATTATCTGGAGGGATATTCGAGGCGGTCGAGCGATATCGACAGCCTGCGCTTTCTTCAGTCGCGCGGTCTCATGCAAGCCGCGACGGATGCCCCTTCAGGGGAAATCGTCAATTATCCGGCGTTGAAGCGGCTGATAGGGCAGATCGACAAAAACGAAGTTTCGGTTGCGCGGAAAGGGAGCGACGCCGTCACTCCCGAACAGGAAGGACGGCTGCGCACACTCTATCGCGACATGCTGGCGGAACGTGAGACCCTCGCAGCGGGGCGTGCCAATGGCGGCTCAAAGACCTTCAAGGCGGCTATGACCCAGCGGGCCAAGGAAGCGCGAGGCGGCCATGCGGGCGGCATTGTCAGCACCGTTGGCGGCCTGCTGGGCGCGCAGGAAGGGGGGCTACTAACAGGGGGCGCTTTGGGCGCGGCGCTTCACACCGGGAACGCGCTTCTCGGGCATGCCCTCGTCAATCGACGCCTGACGAACATGGAGCGCACAGACCAGGAAGTAATCAATCAGCTGATCGGGCGTTGAAGCGGATGCCGTCCAGGGCCTCGCGCATCCGTTCTTCGCGCCCGCGCCGAACGGTGGTGATAAAGAACCACGGGAGCATTGAGACAGCCCCGCCGATCCACAGCGCAGGCATGTTTCCGTATGTGGCGGCGTGTATCACGTCACGCTCTCCCAGCAGGAAGTCCAGTGCGATAGTGCCAAAGGCGAGCCCGAAGCAGCAAAACGCGAGGAACGCCCCCGGTATCCACGCGCCGCGTATCCACCATACGAAGAAAGCGAAACCGACAGCGGCATAAAGAAAACTCACAAAGCGGCCCGCTTTCTCGACCATGCGCCCGGATATTTCGCCGTGATCGCTTGCACAATCTCAGGATTATACTCATTCCCGAAAGCCCATTGCAGCAACGTCCCGGCGAAAACCCCTCCTCCATCAATATCGCCGCCGAAATCGCTGATGAAAGCTTCTTTTTTGGAATTTTCCAGAAACCACTTTTCCGCCTCCTCGAAGGAGGCCGGGACATCAGAGTTTGTCATTTTGTCTCCTTATGAGTCCCTAAGCTCCAAGCGCTCGGACATCTGTTCTAAAGAATCCAAAGTAAGCATATAGGGCATAGCGTCAAGGCTCATTTTACAGGGACGATCACGCCCACCGCACCCCTCGGTTCGGAGCCAAGATGGCGTGCGCTCAACTTGATTCGACAATCAGCATATGAAGACATTCCGGGCGCCAATCCATAGGAGCGGCATTCCTTGTCATCGACTGCGGCGAAATCTGCTGGGTCTTCGTAACCTGCCGTGTCCGGGAGGCAGTCAGAATGATGGATACCAAGTGAGCAATCGAGAGGATGATGGGCACACCCAGCCAGCGCGATCACACAACTAATGGCAGCTATTTTTCGCACAATGGCTCCTCTGTGTAACATACCGCATCATTGCTGCCGGGAACGTCGGCGTCAATATCGGTACGCCCTTTCCCCTTGCGTCTGAAAGGGCATCCCTATAAACTCCTGAGCACGACGCGCTGTGGCCTATAAGCCGCGCGGGCGGGAAAATCCGGTTCTACGGTTCGCCCCATGCGTCGTCTCCTGTTTCTTCTGCCGCTCCTCCTCGCGCCTGCCGCGAGGGCGACCACGCAATCAGCGAATCCCGTCGAGGTGTTCGCCAACGGCAAGCGCGCGGGCGTCTATTCGCAGCCGCTCGTCGTGCTCAACATCTCGCAGGTGTTTCCGGTCGCCTCTCTTCCTGCAACCTGCACTAATGGCGCGATAGTGTGGGCGGCAAACGGGCGCACGCCCACGGAAGCGGCCGGGGCCGGAACCGGGGTCACGGCGGTGTGCAAAAGCAACATCTGGTATTCCATGCTGTCGAACCTGGCGGTGACACAGTGAGCGCGTCTGCCGTTCTCGATCCGCGCCTGGATGACCACGAGAGGCGAATCTCCAACGTCGAGGCATCCCTGCGTGATTTCTCCACGAAAATGGCGGAGATGCATGGGGAGAACAGGGCGCGCATGGACCGGCAGGACTTCCTTCTCGCGGAGGGATTCAGGGAGGTGCGTGGCGACCTCAAACGCCTGGGGAGTATCCAGCACTGGATCGTTTATACCGTCGTCGTCTCGACGGCGGTCTTTTGTTATGCGAGCGGCCATCTCGCGGGATGGCTGACATGACGCTCCTTGCTGACATCAAGCGGCGCATCATAGCGCCCGTCGTTCTCGATCTCGCGTTGCCGGGCGACGACGCGGCCCGCGTGCAGCTTCATGCGGGCATCGGGAATGTGGAGACGGGCTTCCGCGCCAAGCTCCAGGCGGGGGGGCCCGCACTCGGCTTCTGGCAGATGGAACCGGCGACTCACGATGATTGCTGGCATAACTGGCTGTGGGCGCGCCCTGCACTCGCGCAGGTCGTGCTGGGCTATCTGCCTGCGCGCTTCAAGGGCGTCCCGAACGTGGGCGCGATGATCGAGAGCGACAGTTATGCCGTGGCCATGAGCGTCATCCGGTTCCGCCGCTCTCCGGTGGCGCTCCCACCCCGCAATGACGCCGGGGCGCAATGCACCGCGTGGAAAGCCGGTTACAATTCCGCACTGGGCGCGGGTGAGATCGACGGCGCGCGGATCGCGCTTTTCCAGGAGGCGATCGACGCATGACGCTCCCTACCCTCAACACCCCTATCTCCATGGCCAACCTCCTGGATGTGCTGGCCTATATCACGCAGAACGCGCCCAACGGCGCGCTGATGACGCCGGGGATCACCTTCGAGAACAATCAGCAAACCGGCCTCTGGTTGCGCCCGGACGGCGGCCTTGGATTCTCGGCCAACGGAGCGTCGAATTTCTATATCGACGAAAACGGGAATGCGAACATCTCGGGGGGAAACGTCGGAGCGGTGACGGGCGTTTTCTCCGGCGAGGTGACAATGGGGTTCTTCACGGCGGACGGCAATTCGGAGGTGAACGGGCATCTGACGATCGATTCCGAAGATCCGCAAATACTGATCTACAACAGCAGCACGACCAGCACGAAAGCCGCCATCACGTTCGGGAATGACACGCAATCCTGGCAACTTGGACATGACCAGCCGGGCAACGGGACCGATGATTTTTATATCTACCATGGCAAGGCGACCACTACTCCCCTCCATATCGGCAACGACGACAGTGTGACGATGCCGGGGGTTGTGACCATTGGCGCGTCCAACACGGACGGGACGCAGGCTACCTTGGTGCTCCCTCCCCTCGATAATGGGACGAGCTCCAAGCGCGCGACCATCCTGCTTGGCTCGGGGGGTGGATCGAGCGATGGCTGGGTGTTCGGTCGAGACAACGCGAGCAGCGGCGCGAACGATTTCTTCTTCTACAGCGGGACGGGGAAGAAGGTGATGCTGTGGATGAATGACGACGGCGTCGGGTTCAATGGACTCTCACCGACTGCCGCGCCAACGCTCAATGCTGGGCTGAATCAGGACGGAACCGCGACGAACATCGAGATGGCCACGCTGATCAATCAGATACGGCTGGCGCTGATCGATAATGGCCTGTGCCTGGGATAACGCCGATGACCCTCCCTATCATGAACCGTCCGCTTTCGCTCGAGGGGTTGCAGGACGTGCTGTCCGTCATTGGACAATACGCTCCTGCCGGCACGCAGGCACAGCCGGGCATCGCGTTCTCTAACAACCAGGCAACGGGCTTCTTTCTTCAGTCGGATGGGTCGATCGGCAGCGTCGTAAACGGCGCGCTTGCGTTTTCCATGAACGGAAGCGGTCAGATTTCCCTCTCTTCCACAGCCGCGACACCCTCTCAGATCACGTTGGAAAACACCAACGGTGCCTCTGACAGGTGCGCCATCACATTCGGGAGCGGCTCGGCCTCGTGGCAGATCGGCAAAGACCAAAGCGCCAACGGGGGGAACGATCTCTATTTCTACAACTCCCTGACCGGGAACACACCCGCCCGCTGGACGCAGGATGAGCAGTTGTTCATCAACTGGCAACCGACGACGGTCCTGACATCCAACGCCTATGCCAAAACTGGCTCGCCAATCGTCATCAACAACACGCCGGGGCAGGCAGCGGCAACGGTTGGCACCTCGATTGGCCTCCAGGTCAACACGATTGTCGCCAACGTCAACGGGCTCGCGGACGGCACGCGCTCCGAGTTCGGCACCTATTACGGGATGACGATCGCGGACCCGCGCGAGACGCAGGCGGATATCAATCTGTGGGGCCCCGATATCCATGTTTTCGGGAAATTCACGGACGATTCCACGCAGCGAGAGGGGGTGCTTATCGGATCATCCGTCTATCTGCGTCCCATGGCGGCAGGGAGCAACACGAAAGACAGTACCCATCCGGGGTCATATGGCATGGCGATCTGTATTGCGCCGCCCGACGCGGCCACGCTTACCGAATACGGGGTGGCGAGCACAAAAACCTCCTATCCCGCTCTGGCCGGCCTCTCGATTGTCGGGTTTTCCGGAACTACCTCAGTAACGGGGGGCGACCAGACGGGAGCAGGGGCCGCCGCTACATTCGGACTGCGTATCGGCGGCGAGGCAAGCGGCGGGGGGTCTCCCTATATCGGCTGGGACGCGCGCTCCAATTTCGTAACGGGCGCCGTCATTTCCGATTTTACAACCAACGGGCTGCTGATCACCAATCCGCTCACAGCGCCCTCCGGCACCGCGCAGTGGGGGATTTACAATGAGGCGCCGACCTACCTGTCAGGGGTCGTAAACGCGCAGTCCGCCGCTCTCGGCTTTTACGGCGCAACCCCCGTCGCGCAGCCGACCATGTGGCAGGTGGGGTCAAGCGGCGCGCTCTCCGACTGCATCACCGCCATCAATCGCATCACGAGCAACCTGACATCGCTCGGGCTGTTCGGTGCGGCGTCTTCATAAGGGGCACCCATGACACTCTCGCACGACGAACGTTCCCTCCTGCTGCACATGCTGGAGGCCAGCACGTTTCCCGGCAACCTCGTCGATGCCGTAAGCGCCGCGCGCGCCAACCTGCGGGAGGGGCGGTTTCTTCCGGATCAGGACCGGAAGCTGCTGGGGGGATTCATCGCCTCCGCGCAGGTGCCGGGGCGCTTGCTCCGTCCGGTGGTGGCGATCCTCGATAAGCTGGAAGCGTCCCCCCTCGACACGGGTGTGCCTGATCTGGCCGCACGGGGCGCGAGTGGGGAGGAAGTGATGTGCGGGTTGGAGTCGGGCGCATGAGCGCATTCCTCGACTGGGCTCGGCAACCTACTACTCTCCAGGGAGCCGGACTGCTCGTCGGCGCGCTCACCGGGTCGTGGCTGGGCATCGGTGAGAGCGTATGCGGGGTGATGGCGACAATGGCCGTGCCGCTTCTCATCCCCGAAAAATCCCCGCTCCAAAATGCCGCCTCCCTAGCGGCAGGTGCGGCGGTAGCAGAAATCGGCAAGCACGCGCTGTTTGCCGCCAGTTCCACACAGGGTGGGACGACTGGCCCTTTGGCCTCAACCACGGAGAAACAATCATGACCGATACCCTTATCCAAGAGGCTGCCGCGCTCGGTGAAGAATTGCTGCCCGTCCTGGGCGGATTCATCATCGAAAAACTCGATCCCTCTTGCGACCTGACTGGAGCGAAGACAGCCCTGACAGGTCTTGCGGGCAATCTCGCGGCGCTCGTGACGGCGCTGGAAACCAAGACCGTCTCCTCCACGGCCACCACCACGGAGGCGGCGCAATGAGCATCAATCAAGGGGCGTTCGAGGGTGGCCCCTGCCTGACCAAGAGGGAGTATGTATCGGACCAGTCTACGAAAGTGACTGGGGTGGCGACCCAGACGCAAGCGGGGGGCGTCAAACAGATCGCGCACATTGCCGCCCTTACGGCCGCCCCGACGGAGACGGACTTCAACGGCCTCCTGACCGCCCTCCAGACTGCGGGCATCATGGCCGCATCATGACCGGAGCGCTCATCCTCGCCGCTCTCGGGCTGCTGGTCCTGACGCTGCTCGGCGTTGGGTGGCTGGCGTGGCGCGCGGGCGGCAGGGATGGTGCGGTCAGCGTGAGCCAGAAGAGCGCTGATGAATCGGCCCAGATGGCGTCCACAGCACAAGATGAGGCGCAGGCCGTGGCAAACGCGCCACAGACAGAGGCGGCGTTGCTCGCGCGACTCGATGCGGGGAACGGCTGATGCGGTGGCTGGCTCTCTGCCTGCTCGCTGGCTGTTGCCCGGCGCAAACGCCCGCAAGCTGTCCGCCGCTGATCGCATGGCCGGCCGATGTGCAGCGCGCGACAGCAGCGGAGCTACGCGCGCATCCTGACCTGACAGCCACGCCGATATCCCTGCGAATCGCCGTAGCGCAGCGCGATGCAGTCAGGGCGTGCCGGTGAACATTGCACGAACAATTGAGCGGCCATGTTCCTACACGGGCGTTGGCGTGTCGCTGTCGCATCCTTCTCCTCCGCGTGTCCATTCCACGCCGCCGTAGCCCGCGCAGGATAGTTTGGGAGGGGGCGAGCGTCATGCCCTACGGGAGGGGTGAAGCTCGGGCGTTGACTCCGTCAGGAACAGGGGTTAGCGTCATGGCAACGTCATTTTCGATGATGGGATGTTGCCACTCGTTCGCGGGCGGTTAACAAGCGGCTCAGCCCGCACCAAATAGGGCGTCGGGGGCTACGGCCCCCCGCCTCACAAAACCCCCTTACGGATTTTCTTGAGAGCGTCGTGGCGGCGCGAGCCGGTCAGGTGAGAAAGGCCGCGCGCGGCCAGAATCTCATCATTGCGGCTCTTCTCCTCGCGGGTCCGGAGCGTTATTTCCGCGCGCCTCGCCATATCGTCCGCCCTCTCCGCAGCGAATGCGGCGGCGCTTTCGCGAGAGCGTTTTTGGCGCTCGGCCACGGCCTGGAGGAGCGACTCCGCCAAAGCATCGATGGCGTCAGGATCTTCTCCCCAGAAATCCATTTCATCCACCCGCCAATCCGTATTGCAGGAGTGGTCGGAAATGCGCAGGCGCACGCCGGTCGAAACCATGAAATAGGAGCTTGCCTCTCCATACCTGTTAATGGAGTGCGCAAGGTCGCCGCATCTCACGCCCCGCTTGAGGAGGCGCGCTCTGATGCGTTCTGCCCGATCATGTATCTCGTTCGTCATCGTCGTTCTCCGATCCCGGGAGCCGCTGTCCGGCTGTATGTGTCACCTCCAGTTTCGACGCGTTTCCGGAGGGGTGAGGAGATCCGTCACGCGGCATCCGCCCCGGGGGGATTCCAGCGCGTGAGAGGATCTGTCAGGAAAACCATCGCTGCCCGATCGCCGCCCAGCATCGCCGCCAGGAGGTGCACGCCGCTGATGGGGCGCAGGCCGGATGTGTGAACCCAATGCAACGCACGGCGCAGGCGGTTGACATCCATCTCGTCCGGATTCCAGGTCCGAATTGCCCGGTAAATGTGGATGATCTCGCGGTCCGCGCGGGCGCGAGCGGATTCGGACATCCCTCTCCCCTCCAGCCGGGCCCCGATCGCGGTCAGGGCGTCCGACAGCCCCATCGCGGCGCCGGCGTCCTCCTCCGCAGGGACGCGGCAAACGAACCGTACCGCATGCGCGGCCATCAGCGCCTCACGCGGAGGGAGAGACAACAGACGCGGCATCCGGCACATGATTTCCGCCGTGCTGTAATCCCCCCGGACGATGCGCCGCCGATCGGGCGAAGGGAGGCGGTTCACGAGCAGGAGGAGTGACTGTGCGAACAGCGTCCGCGCCGCCGCATAGACCTCCTGGTCGAGGTCCGCGTTGATCACGCTGCATCCTCCCGGAGCAGCTCGGCGAGGCCCTCCCGGCCGAGGATTTTAGCAGCGTGCGCCTGCGCGGCCCCCAGAATAGCGGCGGCGGCCATTTCCTCCGTCCATCCTGTGCGAACCAGTTGAGCGGCGAGAATCGAAAGCGCCGTTCTCGGATCGACGGATTTCGTCCCATCGGGGAACATGGCGAGGAACGCACGCACATCCACCGCAACGCCGCCAGGCACATCGCGCGCGCCGCTCAGAAACTCGCGGATGCGGCGAGCGGAGGACAGCCCCAGTTCCCGCGCGGCACGCGTCTGATTCCCGTTCCAGAGAACCGCAATCGCCGCGCGGAGCTCATCCCCGCGCATCGGTCGTGTCGGCAAACGGTCGTCGGAATTTTCCACAATACGATCTCCGCAGGATATCCCCGCATGGGCGGGGAACTTTCTTCTGGCCTCGTTCAAGGCTGACCCGAGCACGGGTCATCCCCGCCTGGGCGGGGAACAAGTGTTTGCCCCGATCAAGCACGGGTCATCCCCACGTCAGAGTGGGGAACTTGGGGCGCTTCAGGCGAGGAGAGACGCGAGTTCCTCGCCCGCCAGCGCTGTGAGAGAGAGCCGGACCGGAGATGCCGCGCCAACCCCGCTCTCGAAATCCCGGCGCGCCTCGATCGCATCGCCGCGCGCGCTCTCGATCTCCCGCAGGGTTTCCCGCGCGTCGCCAGCACTCAGCACGATACCCCCCAGCCGCACCTCAACCTGAACTCGCGCCGCATTCCCGAACGACTGAACCGCCTGTTCGTGTGCGGCACGGGCTCCGCGCAACGCGTTGAGAAACCCACGCGGCGAGAGGGAGTGAGCGGAATACGATTTCCAGTCCCGCGCGGACTGCTCCATCCCGTCACGGGCGGCGCGATAGGAAACGATGATCTTCTGAGTCAT